GAAAAATCTGTAAATGCAGTAGTACTACTTGAAGTAGGAGTTACATTAGTTAAAGCTTCTCCTCCTGCCGTATACGCAGTTCCTGAAGTATTTGTAATTTCTTCTGAAGTTGAATAGTCCGTTGTCGCTGCTCCTAAAGTTGCTGAGCTATCAAACATTGCAATTTTAAAACTATCTCCTGTAGAAGCGGTAAAGTCCATTTGACCCTTCAGGAGTAAAACTTTGAATGAGGTACAGACTGCTGATGTATTTGCCATAATTTATTCCTATTGTGGTGGAGATTCAATTGGTATTCGAATCGTGCCATCCGTATAATCGTCTCTTCGTCTTCGTCCAATTTGCTCTGCAGCAAATTTCTCTACTTCCTGTTTATATCTATTTTCATATAGTGTCAACATGTCCATTGGGCCTTTTAAATAACTAAAAGCTTCTACCAAGCATGCATATAAAAGGCCATTTGGAAAATTTTTACTTAGCCAAGTTCCACTAGTATTTGTTACCAAACTAGTGGGCATAGCATTAAAATGGACCTGAAACATATAAGCGGCATCCGGAACAGGGGCAATCATATAACGTCCTGATGTAGTGTCAGTCGTTCCTGTAGCTCCTCCAAACTGTGCATAATACTTAGGGCTTCCTGTAGCCGTATTAGCGGCAACATATTCATTTAAAAAAGTTTGATCTCTTTTAATTAACCAAACATTTGCTCCTGTGATAACAGACGTTGAAGTATAAACTTGAATTCCTCTAGTAAACAAACAACCTGCGGGACAGTTAATCGTTTGTTGTCCTGAAACTAAACTTCCTGATTGTTGTTTTCGATCCGAATCGATGGGAACATCACGCAGCATTCTATATTCTGCATTTTCAATAAATCTGCCTAGAATAGCACCAGTAAGAACACCGCTTCCTACTTCAGTATAACTTCTAATGTCAGCTTCTAATGCTGAATTTGTATATCCTGCCATTATGCTCTAGAGTTAACCGGGCCTGCAAAAGCCGGATAACCTCCTCCTTCTCCTGTTGTAGTCGCTGCTGTCACCAATGTAAAGGTATAAGAGCTAGCATCAACTTTAGTAATACTGTAAGAACCAAAAACTCCATCTCCACTTGAATGCGCTGAAGCCGTTGTAGTTAAAGGTGTAAGATTATAAGTAGGTGCAGAAGAGCCTCTAGTTAAACCAGAAAGAACTCCTGTCCCAGTATTGTTAGCTGTATATTTAATAGTTTCATTAGTATCCGCTCCTGGTTGAACTACAATATAACCTGTGGAAGGAAAAGCTGTAGAATCAGTTAAAGTTAAAGAGGTTGCCGAATCCGTCAAATCTGCTGCCAGAGTTGTTTCCAGCATTAAAATAAGAGGAGTGACATTCGTTCCCACAGTAGATGATACATTTCTAAATCGAACTGCATCCCCAGTATATCGTCCATGATTTGGTTGAGTCACCGTTACTGTAGTTGATGAAGCTGAAGTTGAAAAAGGATTATTAGGTAAAATCGTTGGTACATAAAACTCTGTTCGAGCTGTACGCGCAAACTGCAAGGCTTGTGGATCAGAGCCCACGGGTCTTGGTTGAATTTGAGGTTGTTTAATTTCAAATTCAGAAGTATGAACCCAGGCACCATTCCATTCTCTAACCATTTCTAGATAAGGAAAAGCTGCTCCTGATCGATCAGAAATTGATAATGCGTGTCTACCTTTTGCAAATCTTGAGCCTGCCATTAGATATTCGGATAATAAGTTTTAGGGGTTACATAAGTACTAGCTGCAGAGCCATCTTCGGCTAATGCTCTAGCGAAATCATCTTCGTATAAAAGTTTTAATTCCTGTGTTCGTTGAGGTGCAAATTTTTGAGATAAAATAAAAGTTAGTCCTGAAACCATTGCTGGTAAAAATCGATAAGGAAGATCCGTCGCATCTGTATAAGTTGAATCCACATCTTGAACTCGTTTAACATAGTAAATACTTAAGTGTCCTTCACTAACAGCCGTTGTACTTGGAGTAGGGTAAATAGTTAATGAAACATGGTCAATGAACCTTTGAACCCACCATTGACTTGGGGTTCCTGTAGATAATTTATTAGCAAAAGCTGCATAAGTATCTCGACTAACTTTAGTCATGCCTGTGTCAGCTTGGCTTGAAGTATTAGCTAAATCTTTTCTATAAGCACAATTTATAATATCGGTTACACCATAAAAAGCCGTTGTCGTTGTACTACCGTCATTATCTGTGCAAGGGGCATTCGTGCCATCTCCACTTGATCTAAAAAATTTATAAATTCTGCCTGCGCCTGTTCCTGCTACAGGAGTAATAAGATTAACATTCGCATGACCTATTTCCCAAAAATGAACTCCTCGATTTCCCCATTCTTGAAAAAGTAAATTTAAGGAACGTCTTGCTGATAATAATTGATGTCCTGATGATCCAACTAAACCAATACGTTCGTATGCTTCTGCAATGGTATCGTCAATCGCAAAAGTCTTATCGAATGTATAAGAGCCAGAAGTAGTGTTAGCCATATGCTACTCCTTCCTTATGTAAATGTGCCAGTAACTACTAAAAAATCACAATTAGTTATATCAGCATACATGCCGGTATCACAATAGATACCTTCTCCTGGTATCTTCACATAAAAATCAGAATTATCTGCAGTTCCCCATTGAGCTTCAAATACTAATGCAGAAGCAGTTTTGGAATCGTCAGCTTCATTATAAATTTTGACACTTCCTCCAGCTGCAGTTGCTTGAGCCTGTACTGCCATGATTCGAGCTTTAGTAATAGTAGTTGCAACTGTTTTAACATATTTTTGTATTTGTCCATCAGCTGCTAACGCTATGGTTTGTCGTACATTTTGTGTTGCCATATATTCTCCTAATTTTCCAAGCCCCCGAAGGGGCTTAGAATAATTTATTAGTTAGTGCCGTTTACCTTCTGTAACCATTCTATATATAAATAGCCTTGGCCAGCAGATAAAGTATCATCAGTGTTTACTGTGATTGCAACCGCTTTATCGATTTCATATCCACTTGCATCATCATCAGATACGTTCAAACAATTAGTTGCTTGAGCTTGAGTCTGATCGAAGTAAGCTGGAATATGCCAGTTACCGACAGCTGCTGTGTCATTAGCAGTATCCCCAGCAAAATAGTCCTGGTCGAAACTGTTTAAAGTAGCACCTGCTGCTTGCGCAACATTTGCTCCAATCTGCATATCAAGACCAGCAGTATCAAATGCTGTAGATGTTAGAAAGAACAAATTTGTAATTCTTGAAAATGGTGGAATCACAATGTTGTTAGCTAAGTTCTTAGCACTTGTAGTAGATGTTTGACCCAACGGTGTTGCGTTGAATAATGATCTACACGGTACTGTTACTTGGGCTGTTTCTAAAATACCCACTTCTAACGTACCTACTGTACCTGCTCCAGAAATACTAATTGCTGTTACAGTTTTGTAAGACTTAGCTGAAGTTGCAACGCCGGCATTAGCCATTGTTAGATCTTCAGTTTGCGAGTTACCAAAAACATCTGTGCCAGTAATGCTTGCTGTAAGAGCAGAGTCATTTCCAGATGATGTTAATGTAATAGCAGATGCCATTTCAAAACCGCCCACAGACGTAATGCCTGGAACGTTTGCTGTAACATCTACAAATGTAACAGAAGTTGTACTAGATGCATTGGATCCAGTAACAGCTAATCTATTAGCATCAGTGGTAACCAGGAAACTAGCATAAGTAACTGGAAAAGTGCCCACATTCGTTATGAACGCAGCGTCTCTTACATTTGTACCTACAGTAGTTCCTGTATTTACTTGTATCGGTCCTGTTGTAATAGGTCCCGAAAAGTTTGTTTTTGCCATGATTATAATCCTCCTAGTTTATGTAGATCTAGTCTCTAGGCCGTCGACTATACGCGTCTAGATCTAATTAAATAATTGTATAGTAATTTTTTATAACCTACTTTTACGTAGAGCGCAAGGTATCCTGTGGTGAAAAATCGATTTTTGATAGCGCTTAAGTGGCTATCGAAACTTCGGGCTTGGCGTCTTTAATTTGTTTAAGACGAGTAGCTTCTTCAAACTCTCGA